TTGCCGGAAACATTGAAAGTTTTATTGTAGGGTATACGAATGTTCCTGACCCTGTAGGAGTTGCGGATAATTGATAAGCTCCGGTTATAGGGTTGAATGATGATAGATAAGTATCTTCAGGAATGTTATCATCACAAACCACTTGCCCTAATTCTAAGTTCTGAAGAATTACCTTGCCCCAGGTGTTTATAAATTGATTATAAATAACTGAATCATAAAATGATATTGCCTTTGACGTGCTATCAAAAGAAGCGGATAAATACTTATCATAACTATAATTTAATATCCTTCTTATGTCGCTGGACACAATAGGGATCATTGCTGTTATCTGAGCATCATAAGTAGTTACTGAAATTCCCAGTTGTGCTTTAACAGTAGCTAATGATATTAAATTAAGATTCATGCAATCCCCGTTATTCTTCTTCTATAGTTTCTTCAATTATAATTTCAGGTATCGATTCATCAATTTTCATTTCTTCTACAACAATCTCTTCTTTATGTTCTCTGTTGGCATCTGCTCTATATTTATCCGGAAATGCTTTTAAAGTCTTTTCCATTCCCTCTTCAGTTGTAAAGCTTACTTCTGATCCGTCTTTCTTATATAGTTTAAACATTTCTTTCTCCTTAAATTAAAGCGGGCTTTTTACACCCGCCATTTTTTACATCCAATAAGGCTTAATAAAAGCATCTACAACCTGACCGGCTTCAGTAGCTGCAGAGACTGCTATTCCGCAATATACAGAAGCGTCTGAGGCTTCATTAGTAAGAACATTGACGTTAACAGTGGATGCAACCGCGCCGATATGAAACTCCGTAACAGAAGAATAGGGAACAGTTCCGTGATCCTCTTCCGTTGCTCCGTTCATAGCGTCAACTGCTGACAGTGCAAGCCCATCAATTCCAGTCCCGACAATACCGATAGGTGAAGTTGTCGCACCGGAAGCGTCATGTCTTGGGATTAGCCCGTATGCTTGTGTAGATGTTGCCGCAACTATGCCGGCTGTCAAAGTACCCGCCGCGATTGTTATAATGTCATTACCGCCCGCAAGTTCAACAGTAATCGTTCCGGCACATGCCGCAGAGAGGCGAACTCCTAGAATATTCTGCCATGTAGCACCTCCAACTGTAACAGCGGTAACTCCGTTTAATGCTTTAACTGCAACTGTTTCTGATGTAGTTGTTCCGGTTATAGTTCCGTATAATGTGATAGTTTGTGTAGTGTCTGCTGCGCTGTCGGATTTTGCCTGTACTGCGGCACCGCCAGGCTGATTTCCAAAGTTTCCACCTGCTGAAGCATCAAGCAAACTTACTTGGGATGTTTGAGCTTTTCCAACTCTTCCAGATGCGCGCGGAGCGAGTCTATCGCCAAGTGCAAAAGATGAAGCCGACATTACAGGAACAAAGCCCCATTCAACAGTTACAGGCGCGTCTATCGCTGCAGCGTTTCTTGTTATACCCATAAAAGCGGTATTCTGTTCTGTCCCGGTTTTTACTTCACCTGAAGTAAGTTCGCATAGCTGACCGGCGAGTATTCCAGAGCCTGAGTCTATCATGTTAACAGATACCTGACCGGCAATATACTGCCTCATGTCAGGATTTTTAATTGCTATTTTCGGATTTTTACTTTTGGGAGCCATTTAATTAACCTCTTTAAATTTTATCATAGCGGGCTAAATCGTGCCCACATTCGTTCTGATATTATGCTAGTCCATAGACTTTCCCGTGAAGTGATTCATGTTTAAAGTCAACTCCGACAAATCCCTCAATAAAGCCTTTCTGCGCGCTTGTGCCATCGATGTATTCTTGCATCAATATATCCTGTCCTTTATGAGGCTGAACAACCGGCTGCACATAAGGCATGTTGACAATTAGTACAGTATTTGCAGGAGCATTGTTTGTCATTATGAGAGACACCGGAGCCATTGAAGTGTATATCTGCTTGAGCATTACGCCGCCGACATTCCTATCTTGAGGAGCAAACCCGTAAAGAGCATTCAAAGCGTCAAGATATTCAGGCTTTGCAACTATAGCAAGATTGTTTAAAGGACAGCCATTTTCTGCCATTGATACCATGAGTTCCGATATCATACCGGAATCAAGAGCCGCTGAAGATGCATTTACCTTATTAGTTGTTATGCCTAGAGTAGCGTCAACAAGTCCTCCGGATGTTTCAGCAGTTCCAACCGCTGCCAGTCCCGCATAAGTACCCTGAAGACATGTAAATTCCCAGTCAGCATAAAACTGTTGCATTACCAAAGATGCTTGCACGTCAAACTCTGACACTTGAGGGAGGTTTCCGATAAAAGTAGATGTTACTATTTGATTCGGAGCCGCCTCTCTTCTGCTTGATACGATTATGTCGTATTTCTGAATTTGGGTTATATTTTTAACCGGTGTTTTAGCGTAAAACTTAGCTGCATTTGCCGCTAGTGATGCGGTTTCAGAAAGTACATTACTTTGAGAACCGGCGTCAAGTGAAACTGTTGCAACCATATCATATTCTTTTGAAGTGATACGTCTTGCACCGTTAAGACCGCCGATTGCAGAAAGGAAACCACCGGTATTATTCATTGCACCAATCTGAAGAATCTGACCCATGCAATTTGTATCATTATAACTTTGTGCTGTTGCTGTAGTACTTGCCATTTTAAATTACCTCTTAATATTTTATTCGTTTAAAACTATTCCTTCTCTTTGAGCTTGCCTTTTAATAGCCATTTGTTGCGGCAAGTTTCCAATCTTCTTTTGTTCGTCGTACATTGCTTGTAAACCCATTGTTACCGGAGCTGATCCTAGTTTTGGAGCTTTACCGGCTAGAGCTTCATTTACTGCCTGCTCTTTGAGACTGTTTACAAGTTTATCAATATAATCTTTAAAAGCTTTTACATCGGCTTGAATCTCTGACTCATCCTGTCCGCTGATGCGCTTTGCAAATTCTAACGGAATCCCCGCATCAACTAAGGCTTTGTCAACCATGCGACCGCGAGCCATTTCTTTAATTTCATTTTCGGTCTTGATCTTTTCCTGACGTACCATTTCAAGCTCTGCTTTGGCTCTGTCCTGTTCGCTTAGTTTTTCAAGTTCTTTTTGCTTAATGACTTTTTCATCTTCAGATATTTTCCTGTTAAGCCCTGAAATTTCTTTCTTTCGCTCTTCAAGTTCAGCAGTCGCCTTTTTATGATCTGCTTCCATCTGTAAGAATCTTTCATTAAGTTCTTTTAGTGTCGGTTCTGTAACCGCCGCTGGTGTTTGAGTCGAAGCCGGTTCCTGAGAAGCCCCCTGAACCGTTGTATCTGGTTGTAACATACTAAACCACCTTTATTATTTTATTTTATTTAAGTCAACTCTTTTTTATTAAAATACTAAATTTATAACATAGTTATTTAATACAATTCTAAGATACAGTATATTACTTTTCATCTGGAAATAGTATTTCCCCATATTTATTTTTAATCAAGCCTTGCTCTTTTCGCCAATCATCAAAATTCTTATAGCTGAAAGTCTCGTTATCGCCAGTTACCGGATTTCTGCCTCGTCTTAATTCCGGATCGTTACCGTCTATAATATCGATAGTTGATTCCCTGTCGTTAATATCATAAGCAGCCACTCCGGTATTCCCTGGATAAAGTGCCATTATTCCGCCGGGATATTTAAACTTTTCGTCAATTCCCACCGTCTGCCCGTCCATTCTTGCCGATTGTCCCCGGGTGCGATTGTCTAAGACAGAAACTAATCTGCGCCTTACGTTTATTCCGATTGAGTCAAGATATTTAGAAGAGGCGTAATGGCCCGCGTTCATTGTCCTGTTTGATTCAGTTCTGATAATCCGCATAGCGTTTGCCATTGCGCCTTTTGCCGTTATTTCTCCATTCTGAATCGAAATAGTTCCGATAACGTTTTTAATATCCTCAACCAGTTTTGAGTATGATTTGCCCTGTAATAACCCTTGAGTAATAGTATTTTGGATTTTAAGCAGTTCCTCTGTCTTATTTTTCGTAAGTAATTCAAGGAGGGTCGAGCTTTGAGCCTTGTATAGTGCCACATCGCCGTATATATCCTGTATTGATTTAGTTATTTTCTTCCAGCTTTCGGCCATACCGTAAACCGCGTATTCTGCTAATTGGTAAGGTAAAATACCAACCGACATTGACGATATCCATGAAGCCTGATATTGTGATAAATAATAGCTGTTTGAAAATCCGACAAAAGATATGTTTTCTATGATCAGGCCAGCTTTATTAGCATAGCCATAATACATCTGTTTAATCTCTGATTGCAATTTTGACAGCCGGTTAAACTTCATCATGGTATTGTAATAATCTTCAGGCTTAATGCCACTTAATAACTCAGCATATACAGTTTTAAGTTCTAAGGATATATCGTCAATGGCTTTCTGGTATTGTTGCAGAACTTGCTTAGAAAGATCATCAATCTGGTCTTGTATAAGCTCTGTCCCTTGATTTTGGAAATCGATCCAATTCATTAAATTATCTCTTCAACCGGTTTTTCTTCTGTCTTTTTCGGTATTAAATCAGAAACATTTATTTCTTTACCCTGCTCTTCAATACGTTTCTTTTCCGTTTCTTCATTTATTCCAGATAGCTCTCGTTTAGTTTCATCAGATATAAAAGGCACGTCTTTAAGCCCCTGCATAGTGTCAATCCGCATATCAGGCAAAGTCCGATTAAACTTAATTTCTATTTCACCTGTCGGCATTGACTTTATGGCCATGATATCATTGATGCGCTCTATACGATTCCATAGTCCTCTCCGGTAAACCTTTTCTATGCGCTGACTGAATAACTGCATATCGTAGAGCCTGGTAATCAGAGCTTTCCCGCTGACCTCGCCTGTCATACCCGAATCCGGGCTATACCAGTCTAAAACATGTGAATGCTTGTGAATCTCCTGGATAAGCAGCTTAGAAACATATTCCCTGAAATCCGGCGACGTGTCTTTCTGTATGTACTCGGCTATATCATCCTTTTTAAGTCCGTCTATGAATTTCCATTCTGCCATATTCGCGGCATCTTCAGGTTTTACAAGTCGGCTCAATTTAAGAATAGTATCAACAAGCCTTTCCATCTCATTTGAATTCCCGGAAAGAACATAATCAAGGGCATCTATATAAGGGATTATAGTTGAAAATGAACTAACCTGATTTATAAGCTCTGTGTTATAATATATAACCGGGCAGCCTTTGAAATAAAGTATCCTGTTTTTTTCTCTCTCGGATAGCTCATTATTTTTGACTTTCCAGTATTGCCAAACATCCTTATATATAACATCAGCATAATAATCAAAGTCTTTATCAGGTGACTTAATTATATAAATCCCAGCTATTATTTCAGGCTCTATACTTTCATCGTAAATAAGAATCATTTGACGCGGATCTATATTGGCAAATTTAATAACTGAAGCTGCCTGATCTCCAATAGTATAAACAAGTTCAATGGCCTTATTATAAGCAAGTGCCATGGTTCCGCTGTTCATATCCTTAACTTCTACATCATTATCATATAGAATCTGATTAAGTGCTGTAGCGTAATCATCCGAGTTCTTACTGACATATTTAATGTCGTTAAACAGATAACCGCCCATAGAATCTATAATCGTGCTGAAGTATCCCGTTTCAATTTTGTTATTCGGAGTTTTGTTTCTCTGCTTTTTATCATTATAACGCTTTACTATTTCGGTGTTATTTCCTTGATAATAATCGTTGTATATCTGCAGCCGTTTTAATTCGTCTGAACTCAGATAAGACTTAATTATTTCTGTAAGTGTTTCTTTGTCTATGCGCTCTGACTTGCCCCATGTAAAACGCTGAAATCCTGATTTGTCTATTGCTGTATTATTCATTTATTACCTCTTTACCATTTAACAACGTGCATATAAGAATCGCCTAATCCTGCAAGATATGATATACCCCATACCAACGCGTCTAATCTGTTAGGTGAACGCCCTTGACCGGGAACCCATTCTGTCAGCTCTGATTCAAGCTCTGGAAACTCTTCTGCATGATGGACGTAACCGCGCCTATATAAATCCGCTACGGGTTCGGCTCTGACCTCTTTCCCTCTGGTTGCCCTTACTGATTCGTAAGATACATTTCTGTCATAATTCCTGATATTCATTTCAATAAGGTCTCCCCCCTGGTTAACCTCTCCGATAATCCTATCAGCTTTAAACTGCCTGTAAACTTCAACTGACTTTTCACCCCAAGAAAGACCGGGCATAGAGTCGTCAGATAATACGACATAATGGTCTTCGTTGTCAACTCTTATTTGACCAACTGTTATAATACCGGCTTCGTCTGTATTGCTGTCCACGTTCTTATCAGCTGTTACATTCGGATCTATGGCAACAACAATTCTTAAGATGTCTGCAGGGGCTTGATTATATCTATTCTTAATAATCCAGTCTGATTTCCAGAGAGCACCTTCTGAATCGTCCCCGTATTCCCCCCGGAGAAATCGCTTTTTTTTACTTTCCGATAGTGATTCAAGCGTATTGAGATAATCAGCGTTAAGATTGTTTATATTGTCAATAGGATTCATCTTTATGTAAACTTGACGCTTAATGTCAAATTCAGTTAAAGGCTGCTTCGTTTCCGGGTTCTTTAAATTATGGAATTTTATATAAGACCAGTGTGATTTTTTAGGCGGGTTCTGATCCATCAAGAATAAAGGTCTTATGCCTTGCGGGGGGTTAAGCCTTGTTTTTAGCATTTCATAAGTGTTATATGATTGTTCTGATATTTCGTTTAAAAGGATTGTTGACCACTCAGAGCCAAGTATTTTCTCTATACGCTCTTTGTCGTCTGTCCCCCCTATCCATAATTGAGAGCCTTTGCCAAACTCTATAAACCAATCGGACTTATTCTCTTTATATTTAACATTTGGAAAAGCGATTCTGAAAACATCCGGGATAGTCTGATGCCATAAAGCTAATTTAGCATGGTTAAAGTGCTTGCGGACTGCGATATGTCTGGTCTCGTTCTTAATGCCGCGGGCTATCATTGCATAGACACAAATAAACGTCTTGGACGCCCTACTTCCTCCTTCTAATAATACTTCGTTATATTGCTTCATCAGCTCAATAGCCTGAATCTGCTTAGAGGTCTTTTTAAAGTCCCTCACATAGTTCAAAGGTCTTCATCCTGCCGATCAAGAAATATAACTCCCGAATGTTGTACTTCGATTTTATCACTAAATAATGTTGTATATTTGCCAAGCAATTCAAGAGATTTAATTTTATCTGATTTACGGCATGCAACCGGATTTCCATCTTTATCGGTTATAATTTCGCCCTCTCCAAAGGCTTCAACTTCAAGTTCCTCTATGATTTTGCGCTTTAGTTCTGTTTTACGATTGTTAAGCCCTTGATTTATCTGTTCATCTATGTATTTTCGAATGTAGGGTTTTGTTAAGTTTTCACAAGCTATCGCTCTTGCTGAATCTTCTGAATATCCCGCTCTTATTGCTGCCCGAGTACCGTTTAAATCTATCAAATACTCATTGCAAAAGGCAATCTGCTTATCAGTCATTTTAATTTCTTCGCTCATAATCACTCTCCTCTTAAACTTTTTACAAAACACTTAGGGCATAATTTAGCATCAAAGATCATTTCTAAATATCCCCGTTTAACTATACTTTTATATTTATTAAGATCAAAAGTATTCTTTTTACCGCAAGGGCAAGACCATGTTAAAATGTTTATGCTCATTTGTGTTCACACTTTAAAATCTGGAGCATAGGCCTATAACCTTTATTCTGGTCACATTCTGCACAGTTTACAAGCAAAGTTAATTCCCCCGTTTTATAGCAGTGGACTCTGTAAACCTCGCCATATTTAATTACTTTTCGATCACTGATCATTTTTTAAATCCTCCTCTATTTGTTCGATTATTTTATCATAGTATTCAGCAGCTAAAGCCGGATCACAATCAAAGTCATATTCTTTTTTAATCATTTTGACCGGAATTCCTCGTAATTGATACCATCCCAAAGGTCTTTCCATTTCTTTCTTTTTTATTATCAGACGACAATTTTCGTCTTTCCAAGAAGCTTGTGCCGGTTCATCAGGGTAACAGTTTTCTGGTAATGCAGAAGTAACACCTTTTTTAAACGGGATAAAAGAAACATCTTTAATCTGCAAATACAGGTTTTCTCCGATACAGATTTCGACTTCAGGTATAATCATTTTACTCATCATAATCACCTCACTTTGTAATAATGTATTGCCGGTATATTTCAACCGGCTGTTATCCTATAATTTTCTATTTCATTTTCTAAACAATATTTTTCAAGTTCTTCTATTGTTTCAAATCCTGTAGTCATTTTATTTAATCCGTCTTTTTTATATTCTGCCTGAAACATTTTATTTAATCTCCTTGGCTATATTTTTAGCCATATTATCTTTGTTGTCTATCCAGAATTTTGCATCAACTATCTGGTTCATTTTTTCGCAAAGTTCCATAATTTGCGCTTCATGTTTTGACATTCCCGGCTGTGACAACATGCTAAATAAATCAGATATTTTATTTAATTTAATTTGGTTCGACCAATCAATCTGTTTTTCAGAGCCTACGGAATTTACTCTTACTTCAAATTCTTTCTCAGTTTCTTGTTTTTGGTTTATTATAATTTTCATCGCGCTCTCCTTTGTTTTCTTTATGTAATCAATATATAACCATATAATTATATAGTCAAGTCTTTTCTGTATTTTTTTTAATTTTATTGAATTTTTTTTGCTACTTTTTTGTGTAGTTAAAATTTTTAATTAAAACAGAAAAAATTGTTGACGGTGGGTATATTATTATATATAAGTTATGTAATCAATAAAAATGAATAGCGGGTTTAAATGTACCACGCGAAATAAAAAAGGGTGGATTTGTCGTATAACCAATACGCTGACAGCCGGGAACAGACCGGCAATACTTTAAAAGGTGAATAAATGAAATTTGAAGACGCTATCCTAAGAATAAAACAAGAGCTTCATAGAGCCGAAACGCTTCATCCTGTATGGCCTACAGATAAGATCCATGCGGCTGCTATTGTATCCGAGGAATCCGGGGAACTTGTACAGGCTTGTAATAATCATGAATCAGGCGATAAATCAGATTTAAGAGAAATGGATCACTTGAGAAAAAAAGTTGAGTTAGAAGCTATTCATACCGCTGTTACAGCAATTCGGTTTTTAATAAATATGTAAGTGGGATTTATGAATAAAAAAGATAAATTTAAAAATGATAATTTTAATTTATGGTTTGATAGTTTAAAGTTATTAACAGAAAAATATAACGTTGACTATAGTGATTATTATATTTTTAAATTTTTCACTGGCAAAAAAAGTTTAATAGCATACGAATTAAATTTAAAAAAGAAT